TGGCTTGCCACCTTGTATGGTGATGTCGCCAGCGCCCAGTAGGCTGTTGCCGTTGACGGTTCGGATGTTGGCACCAGACACCAGCGATGCCTGCTTGGCATTCCAAGTGCTTTTCTCAGCATCCGTCACAAACCTGTTTGACGCATCCTGCTCAATGACGCTTGGTAGGTGCGTTGCCGGGTGCGTGTAGTTGTTGGCTGATGCAGCAATGCCATCGAGCTTTGTCTTGTCAGCGGCAGACATGGAGCCTGCTGCGCTGGTGGTGGCTGCACTGATGCCGATGGCCGGGGCTGTGCCGCCAGATGAGGTAATCGGGGCTGTGCCTGATACGGCTGTGACTGTGCCAGTTCCTACTGGGATGTCACCAGACCCGACGATAGACTCGCCGCCGACAGTCTTCACACCTGTTGCTTGCAGCCAGTTTTCTGCCGTGCCTCGGGTCACGCGCAACGCGATTCGATCTCCTGAGACATACGCCTTGGCAGTCATGCCCTCTTGGGCTCGCTCGACCGTGATGCGGCACTCACTCGGGGTGCCATTGTCAACAGCGGTCACCTTCATGGTCTCAATGCTGGACTCAACCGTGCCGGATACCTTGTAAGCTGTCAGGATGTAGTAGTCTCCCCCGGTCGGGTTGACCAAGGTGCCAGCCGCCGCATCGCTGATACGCAGGATGCCGTAATCCAGCTCAGTCGCCGGAGTGCCAGACACCGCTGCGTCTTTAACGGACGCGACAAAGGTGGTCTGGAAGTTGTTCAGAAAGAGTTGGGTTGCCATTTAATAGTCCTTGACTTTTATCTTTAACTCAACTTCTTTGGACCGGCCATCGTTGGTGTTCGCCAGGATGGTCACCTTGTAGGTTGTCCCGGTCGTGCCGCCACGAACCCATACTTTTACCCGCGGGTTTGAGATGGCGTAGCCGACCGTCAGGCCAGCAGGCGACGAAGTCACCGCAGCAGTCATGACCACATCCCCTGGGGGCAGCCAGTCACTGAAGTCAACGTCATAGTCCATGACATCGTTGGGTTGTTGAATAATTGAGCCGACAAACATGGTCACCCCACAGTAAAGGTTGTTGTTACGGGAGGCACGATGAACGTCCGGCTGCTATCTGCGACCTCGTCAAATGGGACGTAGACCGACACCTTGCCGTCAGCGTAGCCGACAGCTTCTGCGGTGCATGACCCAGGAGAGCGAACCGACACCCTTGGTACGAACGAAGTGGTAACCTCAGCGGTTTCTGGCGTTGGGTCGCGCAGGATGGCCCTGCCACCGCCAGCCAAAGTAATCTCCCCGGTGGAGGAGGCGACAAGATGGGCCCACACACGGGAAGTAACCACTGTTGTAGCTGATACCACCTGGTTAACTACAGTCCTCAAAACCCCGTAGTAGTATTCGGTGAACACGCTGACGCTGGAGTCCACCAAGCTGCGAACCATGGCCCGAACTGTTACCGTCGAACTCGCCTGGGCCTGCCCGGCTACCGTCTGACCCATACGAACCCGGGCCGACGGAGAAGCGTTAGCTTCGGCAAACCACGACCCTGGACCGAAAACGATGGCGCGTCCCAGCACGTCCATAGCCGCGTACGCGTACCCCACTACCGTCGAGGTCACTGTAGGGTCCACAACGGACCCATTCAGTGCGTAGGTATTGAGCGCGCCGCTGTTCATGACTTACAGCAGGGTCAGTGTGTAGTCGCCGGAAGTGGTGGCGGAGGCCACTGTGTACACGTCGTTCACGCCCAAAGTCTTGGGAGTGCTAAGCTGATGGCTGAACAGGAGCTTGGCCGACACGTCCGTGGCGCTAACGCCCTCAACGATGCCAATGTGGGTCACTGTCACCGAAGAACCAGTCACCGCAGGGAACACGACCGAGGTCGTGTTGTAAGTAACCCCATTGGTCGGGGCGGCCCAGGCGCCAGTCGGCTGGCGCACATACCAGGCAGCAGAGACCTCCTTACCGGCCGAAAAAGCGTCTGTCGGGTCGTCGGTGAACAGAGCGAAATACGGGGTGTGGATGGTCATCGCCGTCTGCCCCCGCAAAAAGTTGTCGATGATGGTGTTAGCCGCCGCGTTTGAAAAACCAGCCATGAGAGCCTCCTAAATAAAGGTTACGAACTTGCGGTGGCTGCCGCAGTCGCCCGGGCCTGCACATCCATGTCCGCGTTAAAACGAGCCAGATACATGGCACTGAGCGTGGCGTTGCCGCCGAACTCAGAGTCCTTGTCATACGCACGGGAAAGCACGTAATTGAGTACCGCAGCAGCCCACTGCCGATGTAGCCCAATGCTGTCGCCCGCTACCGTCACATCCGCCGGGAAGAAGCTGTAGAGCATGTCGATGCTTCCAGTGCCCGTAGATGGCCGGTACAGGTAGTAAAAGTAAGGGTCGCGCTCATCGAACATGAAATGCGACGGGGTAGCTGAAGCCGTGGCGTTCTGCCACTCGGGGTCCACCATGGACAGGGCCGTCATATCCACGCGGGAAACCGACCGTTGGCGCCCGCTGGTGTTGCCGATGATGTCCACCAAAGACACGGCGTCGTCAGGCATGGACTGACGGGCCCCAGCTACCGGAGTCAGGCTGACCTTCTTGACGGACGTATCAGGGCGGGTGATTACCAGCGCCCGCACCCCGTCGTTGACGTAGCGGATAAGCTCGGCCGCAGGCCAGCGAACCGACCCCGCGTCCTGAAGCGTATCCACAGCGCGGGTGATGATGTCCTGAACAAATATCGTCATGCTGGGCTCCTACGCAAACACCCTGGGGGCGATACGAACCGTGGCCTTGACACGGCCAAACCCACCCTCAATACGGGCCTTGCGGGCCAACATCAGGGCGTTGGTGGTGTACGAGGAACCGGCGGCGGGGTCACTAAAAGCGTTGCCAGGCACCAACATCACGCGACCAATGGCGCCGGTCACCACCGGTTCCAGCCACAGGTTCCACAGGTCGTCCTCGAACGTCGTAGCCGACCGCGTGGGGCGCAGCGCCACCTCCACAGTGGCCGTGAACACCTCGTTGGGGGTCGGAAACAGGTTCAGCAGCATCTCCGAGTCAACCCGCGTCGTATAAAACGCATAGGGCCGCTGCGAAGGGGCGTCAGGGATGGCGTCCTCTGTGGGCACGGGGGTGATCTGCCTACCGTCGATCCAAACCTTCATCACGCGGGCCACTTGCTGGCCCACGGGCGCGTCTAACGCGTAAGCACCGGTCTCGGCAACCGTCGAAAAGCCGTCCAGTTTCTGGCGCAGCACCAGCGATTCCTCGCAGAACGCGATGGCGGAGTCCACCAAGGAACGCACCGCCAAGGGTTCAGAACACCCCGGTAGGTACGGATACACCCTGGGAAGGAAATCTGTCACGGCTTTCATGGCGCTCCAAGAAAAAAGCCCGGCGGTTTGGGCCGGGCTAGTTTAACACGATGCTAACGTGCTTACAAGGCTCAGCGGATGATACAAACAGCCAAAGACTCAGGCTTGACCACCTTGTACCCAAAAACATTAAGCGATCTTATGTAATCGCCAAAGTCCGACTGATTGCGGATGGTCTCCATCTTGGTGATCTGCGACGCAAAGGTGATCGCAGACTTGTGACCAGCCACAATAACGCGACGCTTGTACGCGATATTGGTTGCCGCAATGGTGGCTTCGTTACCAGCACCGGACGTCCAGACCGTCGCACCAGAGGCTGCATAGGGCAGCTGGTTTGTCACGTAGGTCGTGAAGCGGTCGATGGTGCCGATCTTGCCGTTCCGAACCATGGAAGTGCTGTCCCCCATAAACTGGGCTTGAGCCAGGTTGGTGTTCATCAACAGCGCACGGGTGGCAGGGTCGATCAACAGGAACCGGTCAGACTCAGGCACGTTCTGCTCGTCCAGCACTGAAGCCATTTGCAGGATCTTGGTCAGCACGTTGGCAGCGTCACCGGCGGTGGCGTTGATGACGATAGGGGTACCAGACACACCGAGGTCGTAAGACTGGGTCTTGGCACCGGCGGTCTGGCCTTGGTTAGCAGCGGCCGCATTGAAGATCGTGTTGTACAGCACGGTCGAGTCAATGGCGATCTTCATCTGCATGCCCGCGTCGGTGCTGAACATGTCCAGCAGGTTCGGCTTGGCCTGGAACTCCAGCACGTCGTTGATCTGGAACGCAAACGCCTTGGCCTTGTCGATGTTCATTTCCAGAACATCAGGCTGCGGAACTTGGTAGTTCAGGCCTGCGCCGCCCACCTGGTAGTCCGACACCGTGATGGTGGGGGCCGTGTGGATGATGACCTTGTCGCCCATGCCGCTGATCTCGCCTTGCCAGTTGGTATTGGCAATCTCGGCAAACACGGTGGAGGCATAGAACTTCGCGTTCAGCTTGGCGGACCATACGCTGGGGATGAAGTTACCGGACGCCGGAACGGCGGTGTTAAAGGGTGCGCTTACCGGAAAAACGGCTGCGGTATTACGGGTTACTGCCATGATTTACTCCTGAAAATGGTGGGGTTAGGCGACGGTGAGGCGGTGGAAGTCGCAGCCGTTGGCAGAGCCGATGGCCAGGAAAACCGCTGAGCCTTGTGCTGCAACAGTGACAGCCGCGTCTTTAGTCCCGGCGGAGTTAATCGCAGAGATAGTGCCGCCGACCGGGGGGTAAACCTTGAGGGTCTGTGTAGCAACCGTGCTGGTAAGCACCACAAGAGATCCAGCAGGGAGAACAGGAAGCGCCACCATGCCGTTAGCAGCAAGGGTGGTGACGATGTTGACCATACCCGGAAGCGTTGCGCCAGCGATGGCGGCAGCTTGGGTGTCCGTGGTCTGAGTGATTGTGAGACCTACCTCACGACCGCCGATGGCGGATACAGGGGACGATACGTTTGCCATTTTGAAGTACTCCAAATTGGCCGCCCCCCGTGAGTCACATTACCTAATGCGACCCTCCGACAGAGCGGCGTTAATCATGGCCTCGATCCGCGTCGCCTCAGTCTCATTGCCCCGGTACCGTCCTTTGTTCACGTCGTCGTAAAACTTGGTGATCTGCCCCTGAGTGATCATGGGCTTGTCGGTTGGTGTCGGTGCGACCGTAGCAGCGCCTCTCGGGCTTACCATTCGCTCCAAGGGGTCGGTAGCTGGGACAGCAGCTTTACGTGGGCCGGTGAAGGCATTGAACACAGCAGCTACACGTTCGACGTCCAGTTGCCGCTGCGCGTTGGACAGAGCTTGCTGCCTGGGAACCCCATAGATCGGATCAGCCTCTGCTAACCAAGCCCTGAAGTTCTCGTTAGCGTTTGTCTGTTCCCAGTCCGGGAGGATCCGAGACAACTTGTCGAAGAACGTCTGCTCCGCTGTCACAGCAATCTGGGACGAGGTGCCCTTCAACTGCTCTGCCATCTCGGCAATACGCGCTTCGAGCGCGGCTGTCTTAGCTTCCAACATACGAGCGGTGCCACCAGTGGCGGCAGTCGCTACGCGATTCACCATATCCACCAAGTCGCTGCCGAAGTTATCGACATCCTTGG